TTTTCACTCTAGACCCGTTGGCAAACACCACCGTAACATTCGTCTAGTTTGTCTTGAAACGTCACTCTTTTTTGTTTTACAGTATAAAATTTATACGCGAAGAACGCTAATAAAGACAAAATAACAAGACCCAAATATAGGTACATTGTATAGTCATCGTCGGGTTCGGGTATAATAATTTCATTTATTGTCGGTATGTCCACTGTTTTTTCTAAAGTTTCAATAATCATGTCGGATACATTTGGAATATTTAATGAGAATTCAGGAGTTGTTATATCAATATCTTCCATTTTTATAAAATTATAAATTTTATATATTTGTTATACGCGCCAAATGATTTGTGTAAGGTGTTTGTTTTGTTTTTTGATTTTTTGTTTTTTGATTTTTTGATTTTTGATTTTTTGATTTTTGATTTTTGTTTTACAGACAATAATTTTCCAATATTATGATAAAAATATCTTGTACTATTTTTGATAATATTTTATATAAGACTGTATTTTTGAAAGTGCTCGGTATTTTATCCTTAATAAAAAGTAGTAAATAAGTGAAATAAATAGCCAATTTCTCTATTAGACATTTACATTGGTTTAACATATTATTTGTTATATTCCAGTCATTCACATAACTGCACATTTGGGTGGCAGTTTGCTTTATAAAAAATGAATGTATATCCAATAAACCCGATAATAACCTATGAAAATTCGACTTCTCATTTTTAATATTCATTAAATTCCCTATTTTATCGTAACCATACAAGTCTAAATATAGTAGCTTTTTATTTGTCTCTTTAGTAAAAATATAAGGGGTTATACCATCTATATACTTATTTTCATACAAAATATTACCATCTACTAAAAAAGGAATATAAGACGATTTTATTATCGCTTGAATTAGGTCGTCTACATCTCTATAATTAGATTTTACGGGTTTAGTTCCTTTTTTAATATTATTATAGCTAATAAAAAGTTTATTATTTACTCGTTCCAATATATCTGATGGTATCTTGTGGTGTACGTGTTTTTTAAATTCTTTCACTAACTGTAGTTTATAAGTGTTTCTAAAATCAGTATTGAGTAAATCATATAAATTCGTTATAGCATCTAGGTCATCAATATAATATAAAAACCCTGCTACTGCACCAATACTACATCCGGATATACGTTCGATTTTAATGTAATTACGTTTTTCCATTTCTTTCAAAAAATACAAGGCACCCACCAAATAACTACCATTAAATACGCCTCCATCTAATACCACATCCATTCGCAGAGGTTCCTTTATATTTTTAATGTCGTCAGGCAAATTTTCAATTAATTTAATTACATACTCATTTATCATTTCAGTATAATTGATTTTTATTATAAAACACGATTATCTATTTTATAATAAAACGAATTAGACTTTTTCATTTTTTAACAATCTTTTTACAAAATCGCCTTTATTTTTACAAGAAACATAAATATTTATTAATTCAGCCGGCGAGTAAAAGTATTCTTTTATTTTCTTTAAAACATTTTTGTCCATCTTTATTCCAAATAAATGGTGATATATTTCAGCAATAGTATTATGACTTGCGTTACTAAGTTCGTGCGTAATGTCAATTCTACCTGGTCGTGTTAAAGCTGGGTCCAACTTGTCATAATGATTTGAGGAAATAATCAATATTCTTCCAGGGGTTTCTCTAATTCCATCCCATAAATTCAATATATCATCCAATGTAATCGGGACGTCACTCGTATTATTCACGGTTAAATTGTTAAAATCATTCAAATTGCAAATACTTTGTAATACATTTCCTATTTTTTGGAGGTCTTCATTTTTATTATTTACATTATTTTCATTTGAATGGGTATTAATTAACTTTTCTATAATAATATCATTTGCACAACTAGAATTAAAGGCATTGCACGTTTTATTATTTCTGTCTAAAATAATGTCCCCTATACAATCAATATCTTCAAAAACAATAATTTTTTTGTCAAATGTCATAGTATTAAGCGCGTTTTTATCATTATAGGTGTTTTCAAAGAAAAACTGTTCTAATTGCTTTTTCGTTTTAATCATCTTTAAAGATATTACAATAATATGCCGAGACGTGTAGTTGGCAAGCGCTTTAATAAAAGACGTTTTACCCGTTCCTGGCGGTCCGTGTAGTCCAATTCCCAATGAATAAGGAATGCCTTTTTCATAATACCATTGACGATTTTTTAAGAAAAAATCGATTTTTGTTATCAATTCTTTTTTCCCATCAAAGAAAATATTATTAAATGTTCTAGCACTTTCAAAGATATCTTCCCGCCAACAGTTAAGAATTGTTTCATCTTCCTTTGTTTTAACTTTATCTAAAAAATAAATAAATTTTTTGTTATTGCGATTTTCCTTAATGGATAATAAATAATCATTGGTAATGTTATCTATATATTTTTTCAGATAATTTACTGAATATACATAAGAATAAATATATACAGTTATTTTATCTGTTTTGGTGTTTAATTTTTCTTTACCGTCCTTAGTTTCCTCTTGTTCAATTTCTACCTTGGCAAAAATTTTGTCGTCAAGCTTGAAATGTTTATTTTGATAAACCATAAAAATATCCAAGTTTCGTCTTTTATCGCCTTCTTCATAAGATGATTGAAAATTGCTATGCGCTTCTTTAATTCGGAAAATTGTATCTATTTTATTAATATTCAAAACAATATGATCCATTATGGCTTTAAAACGGTTGCTATACACAGTTGATACGTTTTGTGTATAGTTATAACCTGAAATAGCCGAACAGCGTCTTCCTTCTAGTACAATAGTATTTTTTCTATAAAAAATACCCTTAATGTCATCTAGTGATAATTTTGTAAACAAAGTACATAGATTGTTATCATATATGTAATTAATTATATATCCAAAAAAAGCAATACCCACAGTAGATATTAAGGTGTCATATAATGGGTTATCTGTTTTGAAAAAATTGAATATGGTCATTTTGGTTACATTCATATAACTATTGGATAGTGTGTGCATAAAATCTGTCATTCAATATAGTTATTGTAGTTATATTGAATATAAAGTATGGTTTTAAGCCGTTTTTCTAATACTAACTTACAAAACGGCAAATATGTATATGTATAGTAATCAAAAACAACCAAAGTGATTGGTCATTTTATTGAGTGAATAAAACAATAATCCAAACAGTGCACTTGTAAATAAAAAACCGTTTATATTAAAATTACCATCATTTGAAAATAAAGCAGGAAAGTATTGGAATAAAAATTTTCTGAAAAAGGGTAACTGAAATAAAAAATACAATACTGCCAATAACAAGGGTGTTTGGATTTCATTATACATATCGTCTAGTGAATTTTGATGTCGAGCATTTTTATTATATTCATTTATCATATCACTCGTTTGTTCATAATTTTTTATATAATCAATATTATTTTGTGGGGGCGGAACATAATTTGGTTGAATTTGTGGGTCATTACTGTGACTGGTAGTGTTCATTGGTATATCTCTAGATGGTAATTGAGTTGCTCCACTAAGGGTAGCTTGTTGCAGCCCTGATACAATTTGACTAATAGTTGTTTGGTCTAAACTTAGGGATTGACCTTGTTGTCCCTGATTGGGTCCTTGACCTTGTATAACTACATTTTCAGTGGCATTTAATGATATATTATTACTAATATTTCCGCCGCCAAGTGGGTCAGTCGGCAAGTCTAAAATATTGGTGGAATCGCTCATAATTATTACAAAGAATGATTGATTATAATAATTACGCAAACATAACAACTCCCATATACATTTATTCAAAAGCAATGATTTTGGCATTTTCGCTACATTTAGTTGCTACGTGTGAGTATTTTACACATTTTCCATCAGTTTTATATATTTTATCCTTAATTTGTTCTAAAGGTGGAGCATAAAACATTAAACATTCTTTATTTTTACAAACATTTCTAAACAAAGAAGCTAAACCGAAACCCAATAATATTGACATTATAATTTTTCCTCGTTCTGTATGAAGAAATTTTCCAAGATTCATTTGCATTATACTATAATATATAACGAGTTTCTTTTTATCATAAAAAATTATACAATTATTGGCTGCATTATATAATTTTGTAGTATATTTATTGGTTTTTGGATTTATCGATTTTTGGATTATCTATTTTTGGATTATCTATTTTTGGATTATGTTTGTATGGGTATACTAGATATTTTTGATATGTCCGTTGGACAATCGACTAGTTCTTCTTGAAAATGAAAACAATTGTTTGCTTTGTCTTTGAATAAAACCTTGTTTACTGTTTCAGGACTAGGAAAAATATAGATTTTTTGCATTTCCGGACCTAAAACATAGACAAAAAATAGTCCTATGGCAAAACTGGCTAAAAAGACCGGTATGGAAATATAGTTTAATAACATATATACTATAATACTATAATACTATAGTATAAAATAAATTTACATAGTTTGAGGTGTTGTCTCTATTTTCATAACAAATTTCCCTTCTTTATTTTCATTGGAACCATCGAGGGAGGTCTCATCATCATTTGAGACATTATTTGTCGCGATTTCTTCACTCGACGTTTCAATAATCAATGGCGGTTTTTTACTTTCTACTTGTAATCCAATGCTATAATCAACTACCCTACTCTGAAAACTACTATAAGATAAATTTTGAATACTATATTTATTTTGTATCAAATTGCAAGTATGTGTGTCATTATTATACCAAACCATATTTTCATTGTATTTCAATGCTCTGCTCTTATTCATCAACGGTACTAATGTATTTACGTATATATTTACCGCATCACGCGCGTATTGCACATTGTCTGTTTCATTCATTTTTTTAATGCAATCTTTAATTTGATTAATTTGTATATAAGTATCAGTAATGGTTTCACTTAATTCTTCTTTGATTTTATCATTGTCAACAATTTTATTATATGTTTCCAAATAAGCATCATACAATGCAGCGAAATAACTAATTTTGTCTTTTAGAACATCAAAATTATTCAATACTTCTTCCGTAGTTAAATAACCAAACAGTTGTTTATTTTTATTATCTATTAGTTTATCTTTTTCAATTTTAATTTCATTTTGCATCGAATTTAAAAGGTCAGGTAACAATTCTACCTTACCGAGTTGTATTTTTATATTTAAATTGCACGGGTCGGCAATAATACCACATCTAGCACTATGCTGCCTATATGCTTCTTCATCCTCTGTTTCTGCGAAAAAGGTGGTTTCAAAACGTGTACCACCAGGTCTTTTGCAATTGATACATTTTGGTTTGAGTTTAAGAAACTCACTACGTTTTTCTCGGTTACTTAACATTGTGTTATTCATAATGTTCTTTTTATTTATCATTATTCCGATTTCATAGTTGAGTTTAAGTTTGAAGTATTCATTTAGCGCCTCTTTTACGTCCGGAAGATTTGTGGTTATTTGTTCACTTGTTTTTGGTGTATTTGTTATTGGTTTATTTATTGTAGACGTAATAATTGTATCGGGTGTGGCGATTGCTGAATTTGATGTTGAACTGATTTCCATTATATATTATAACTTATAATATATTTGTACTTTTACACAAAATACTAAATTCGTTAACCAGTTCGATAACATTAGTACATTTGTTTGGAATGAATGATATCATATTCGCTTTCCCAATTCGGTAACCCCGTAATTAATTCCTGATGAGCAATACGTTTAGCTTGTTGGAAATTTTTTATTTTTGATAAAATGTATTGTTGTTTTTCTTTATTTTTTTGTGCTATTTCAACAGGTGTCATTTTACCCTTGTACTTATAAAGTAAAATAAATGCTAAAACAAGTAGAAAGGCAATAAACAACCCTATATTAAACACCATATTATGAAAATTGTCTCTTACTATATGGCATTGTTTTAGCGTTTGATGTAAAAAATATTTTACACCCGGTTCAATAAGTAGTGGTTTAGTCGAACCCCAACCTTGATTGGCAAAATCGTTTACATCCATAATAATCGACGGTTATTAAATATAGTTAAAATTAAAAATTAATTTATACATAATATCTATATGGCTAGTTCTTATCTAAATATTGTAACATTTTTATTAACAACATTAACATATTATTTGACAATTAAACCTAATTTGACTTACGAGATTACAAGCAATGGCGAACAATACAAAACATACATAAGTAACAGTTATATGTATTTAGCTATTTATTTCTTATTAGTACTGATTGTTCAATTTTTTGTTAATTCATCTGTCATTTCTTCAATGTGTGGTGGAAGCGTTTCCGAAAATATGGGAGCAGCAGGCGTTTATACATTTTTACCATGGACACTGATTTTTGGGGTATTGATAATAATAATAACTGTTTATCCTGGATTTAAAAGCGCATTTTCGGATGTGGTCGGCTATTTTTGGGTCGCGAGTTCGGCGAATAAAATAATTACCGACCTATTGGTTAATCCGGATTTGGAAAAGATTTTAAATCGTGAAGATAATGATATTTCTAGAGCAGAAAAAGATATTGCAACCTTATTAAAAAAGGATGGTATTAATGTTAATCAAAAAGTAGAAAAAAATATTAACGAATTGATAAGGGAACTGTCTGCACCATATTTTATTGATAATAATAATACCGATGAAGAGAAATCTGCGCAATATGATGCATTTATAGGAAATAAGATTAATAAATTTTTAGAAAATGATGCAATGGCGAAAAACCCGGTGGTTCGAGATGCACTTAACAAAGAAATAAATCAATGGGCTCATATATATTTTCCAAATGACATGAAAGATAATAACCAAAAAGGAGGCACTAAAGAACAAATGCAAGAAGCGGCGGATTTAATCATTAAAATTTGCGGAAACAGTTCCATTTTAATTAATCAAATTGTGCCATCCAATTTCGACACTTATTGGAATATTTTAAAACCGTTAATGAAGGAAAAATATCAAGATGATGCATCGCGACAAACAAAGGATATTAAAAATGACCTTTTTGAAGTTGTAGTCACGAGGGACAATGTAGGTGAGGCTATGTGGTATATATACACCGGTGTTTTATTGACTGCCATTGTACAGCTAAAGATAACTAGTAGAGGATGCGTATCTAGTCAACAAACAATGGAGGAGAATTACCAAAAGTTTAAAGAAGCTGAGAAGAAGGCACAAGAACAAAAGGAACTTGCTACTAGTACAACGTATACTATCACAAACTAACAACTTTTGAGAAAAGTTGTGCAAAACCATAAAAAACTTTTGGGGCAACTTTTGAGACAACTTTTGAGACAACTTTTGAGACAACTTTTGAGACAACTTTTGAGACAACTTTTGAGAAAAGTTGTGCAAAACCATAAAAACTTTTGAGACAACTTTTGAGAAAAGTTGTGCAAAACCATAAAAACTTTTGGGACAACCTTTGAGAAAAGTTGTGATAAATTCATAAATATATAACAATATATATGAATTGTTATGAAAGCCTGCTTTGAGGATTGAACTCAAGACCTTTACATTACAAGTGTATTAAGCCCTAACAACATGGTCAGGAATGCTCTACCACTAAGCTAAGCAGGCTTACGGCTATGTGCCAATTATAATACTAATTTTTTCTTTAAGTTGTTTTTTGATAAAATATATTTGTATGGTATATTTCATCCTAAATATCTAATGTGTTGTAGTATCTTTTCTTTTTCTCATCGGGTAAATTGCGTAAATATACCTCCAATCTATAAATTTCTTTGAAAAAATATAATAGTCCGCTGAGTGGATAGATATACAAACAAGACCCATATAAGCCAAACAGTATATTCGTTATATAATATTTCGCTGGTTTGTTACTCGGTAATATTGGTAATATTGGTTCATATGCATATGAATATTTTATTTTTTCTATATTATATTTTTCTATAGCTTTGTTGCGGTCGTTCATTTTTTCAGTGTATTTTTCCATCTCTATCTTACACGTATAATCGTAATGTTGTGTACCACGGTAGTATCCCAATACACCCCAACTTGCAAAAACCATTATTCGCGATTTTACTGTATTCGAAATGTGCATAATTCAAATATATAATTAGCTCTATATGGTTTTTACATGTAACGTGTAAAGCAAAATACCTAAAATATTCTCGGATAATCCACATAATACATAACTGCTAAATAACACAAAATTCCTAAAACTAATGATAATAGCCAAATGGGCAAAATGGTTTTGTTTTTATATCCAATACCAAATTCGCGTATACTACCATCTTTGTTATAAAAACATGCTGGTTTCATCATTTGAATACCTCCAAAAATAATAATAAATAATAGAATAGCAATGATTGTGATATTTTGTCTAATATAGTTTCTGTACATCTGTTTGTATTATATATAATTATAAACAATTTTTTTCCACTTTTCACAAAAAAGTGGAAAAATTAAAATGATTAGTTCTAAAGGTAGTAAGTGTTTGGCGCCACCTTTCTTAACCAAATGTCCAAAGGTACTGTCGTTGAAGCGTTGCTTAAAGGTGGATAAAGGTAGTAAGTGTTTGGCTCCACCTTTCTTAAAGGCGGATAAAGGTGGATATTCTAATAATCCTCTTGATAATCATCATGTTCTTCCTCCGGCGCCCTCATATCATTGACCTCTGCCTCAATTTCTGACTCCACTTGTTGTTGTTCCCTATATTCATTTAATAAAATGTCAATATTTTCATCATTTGCATCTGGGTTTTTCTTGCGAATATTTCTCTCTGCTCGCGTCATTTCGTCTCTAAATGTTTGTTCTTCATCGTAGAAATCCTTATCTAAAGTCGTCAATCCTTTTTGCATTCCCTTGCTATACATTCCTAACTTGTTTATTTTGAGTATAGTATCAGCCTCTCTTTTCTCGTCAGTCATATTTTTAAGTCTATCCGTAACCATATCCTTTTCTTTTTCTCTCAATTTGAACACTATATCTTGTATATCTTCATATGATACATCGACATTGTCTTTCTGATTATCCAATATATCTATAAAGACTAATAATAATTCCGCTGTATTCTGTCTTAATTGTTTTTGATTACCTGTTAATATTCTAGTATCCTCTACATTCCTAGAAGTCATTGATAAGTCTATTCGTGTATCCCTTTCTTCTAAATATTCAACTGTAAAAATATTTGTTACATCTTTTTCTTTTTCAACTCCGGTAACAACCATTTCTTGTTCATCTGCTAATTCAATATAATGTATCAATACTCTCAGTAAATAATATTCGAATAAAAGACGACTTGTTCTTTCATCAAATATTGGTTTAATGATTTTGTCTTTGCTAATTTTGATACTTGTAAAACTAGGGGTTACATTTGCGATTTTTACCAAATTTTTAGCACTTCGTTTTATAGTATTTAATACGTTTTGTAATATAGGAACGCCATAAAAGGGCTTTAATTTTTTATAATAGTTGCTAATAAAATTTTTTATTTTGTAAGAATGCGAATTCGAAAAACCATAATAATTTGGAACGTGGATATCGTCATAATTCACTTTGTTTAAGATTATATTTGGAAAAATGTTGACAAAATTATCTATGAAATTTTTATAGAAATTCACAATATTATACAAATTGTCATCTGAAATTTTCAAATCCTCATTTCTATTTGAATTATCTAGTGACCAACTAGATAAATTTTGTATTGTTCTCACCATTTTTCGTACTAAACTATTTGTTATGTTGGACCCTTTATTTTGTTGAATAAAATCAATTATTTCTTCCTTCATGGTTTCGTTATTTCGCACTAAAAAGTTATTTAAATCCTTGGTTTCTTTGGTATAATTTTCGCTAGCAATATCAAATGTATCCATTGTTTTATTCAACAATTCACGCAATGATTTTTCAAATACTTCGTCGTTTTCATCATCTATAGCTTCTATCGTTTTAGACAATTTTGTAATTGTCGATATTTCCGATGTATCTAAATTAGCGTTTATAATATTATGTTGGCCTATCACTTGCAGTAATCGTAAAAACTGGTCGTTGGTGTAATTTCTTCCGTCATCTTTTAGTTTTTGGATAATACGGTCAATGGTGTCATTTGGATTTAAAAGTGTAGGCGCTGGTTTGTCTGTGCACAAAGGTATCAAGTCTTCCGGAATTGGAATGAGTGAATTAAATTTACAAAAGTAGATAAATGCCAAATAAATGGTTCTTTCATTGAAATCTGTATTGATGGACGGGTATTTATTTTTTGTATTAATATTACTATAAAATAACCCACCTTCAGAATAACTATGAATATCTTCCATCATATTGGACAACTGGGTTACAATAGCGTTGTATTCTGCGATTCTAGGGTCTTTGGATATAAAATAATCCACCGTTGTTTCGTTTTCTTTACTATCACAACAAGAATTTTCTAAATATGGCTCATTTCCGGATGTATGAAGAAGTAAATTGTTTTTTTTGACAATGTCCTGGATTTTTTCTATGATAGCTAGAGAGAATTGGATTATTTTTGAATCAATCACCAAGAGTTTCTCTCTTTGGTTAATAGTACCTGAACGCAAATCAGACATTAATGATTTTTTAAATTCGGTTGAAATGTTGACCAAATGCTTTATCTTATAATTCACTAGTGGTGGTAAAAATTGCGACCATTTGGCAATATCGTGTTCTTCGGGAATTTCGGTAGCAGGATTGGTGAGTAAATACTCCGTTTTTTCGTTGAATTTCCTTTTTACATCAGGAATAGCTAACAATACATCATCAATGACACTTTTTATCTTATTTATAATTGCTTCTTGTTTTTTACCCTTGAGGACATTCCACGGTTCACCCGCTTCTCGTATATCATAGGCAATGCAACCCAAATAGGACAAACTGCTCAAATTACCAGCGCCTTCAAAAGGATATCCCGTAAAAGACCTGATACACCCAGGATGTGTTTTTCTAGTTTTAACCGAGGGTATCGCAGTTTGGAGTGCTATCAAAAAGGAACCAAGTGTATAATATAGCAGCGACGTGTTGTAAAAATCCTTGTAGGACATTACTTTTTTACCTTTTTCTGCCATTTCTCTCACCATTTGTTTGTAATCACTCTCTGTTTCAACAGTGTTTCTAATAGAATCTATTACACAATTAATGATGAATTCTTTCTGCGTTTCAATGTTAATACCCATTGCTATACTGAGCGCGTTTACAATGTTATTAATCATTCGACTATCGGGTGTCTCATATTTGATACCATTTTCAGCCAGCGCGGAGACAATCTTATTACCAGCATCATCTTCCATAACTCCTCTGCTTGAAACCTTGAAACCTTCTTCGTAACCTTCTTCTATGTCAAAACTAGTAGGACAAATAGGCCATCCACTATGTTCATCACACCAGTATTCGCCGTCATCACTTTGCTTGCCTATTTTAGATTTTACGATTTCTAGATAATCACGATAACCGTATTGTCCATTCACGACGAATGACTCGGCTAAATCGTATTTAAAGGATGGTAATAATGGCACGCTTGTTTTAATACAATATAACCAATGGTCACTTTCAAGTTCATTTAAAGGACCCAATCCTTTTAAAGCCTTTCTAGTATATGTATTTACAAATTTAATGATGTCACTTTGTTTTTTTACAAAATCAGTCTGACTTAAAATTAAATTCAAAATTTCTTGAAAAGGAGATACTGGTTTTATAATTTTATCGTCTTCTGAACCCAAACCTAATTTATATTTCTGATTATTGTATTTTAACATAGTGTTTGTTTCTATTTTGGTAAGGAGTGCAATAATAGATTTAAAATAGTTGAATTTATTTGTCACAGATTTTTGAAACTCCTCTTTTGACATTTTGTATTTCAAATCAAACTCACTAATAACATCCTTCAGTAATTTTGTTTGCAAGCCTAATTCATTTGATTTAATACTTTCGCATTTGTCATCAATATTACTAGGTACACTTATACATTGTTGTTGAATATCACATAATATTGATGTCTCGTCTGTGTTTATATTTTCTTTATTTAATTCTTCGTCGATAACCCATTTATTATTCTTACGAACATAAAAATCTGTTTCACTTGCAGTATTTTCATTGTAACCTTTATATAATATTGCGAATTGGCCTTCTAATACTTTTTTATTACCATCTATCAATGTGTTGGCTTGATATTCTGCTTCTGTTTCAGTAAACTTTTTCTTGTTCATTAAATCTCTAATAATATGTTGACGCAAATCTTCGGGTGACATTGTAAGGACCTCTTTGCTATACGCTTCTTCTAATACACCATAATTTGTCTTATCGTACTTTTTGTCGAAATAAATGGTAATATCATTATCCGCATTCAAGTCATCGAGCGATGTATAGTATTTTGCAATGGTAACGGTTTTACATTTATCATCTTTGTCTTCTTTTTTTAATTTATCATCTATTTTTTTCTTTTCTTCCTCAAAAAGATTAGAAAATTCACTAGGAAACATTAACGGAAAACTTTGTACAGAGAGAGCCGCAGTATATAATTTAATATAATCACGTATAGTCATTTTACGTAAAATTTCGGAATTTGTAAATGTGTGTTCCGGACTGTGCATATCATACCCACCCGCGATTACTTCTTCGCGCAAGTTTCTATCGAGTATGTCGATAATCGAAAACGCCTTTGATGTAATTAGCATTTGTTTTATTTTTTTTTGCCCAAGTGTTTTAAAAATTCGCGAACGTTCGAC